TAATATAATAATTATTATATAAGGATAAGATATAGAACTAAAAAGATTACATTGATAGGCATATATGCAAAAAATTTAGTCTATAAAGGGGAATTTTGATGAGAATTGGGTTTTTATACCGAATATGTTTAAAAGCCCACATATTGTCAAAAATCGGGTATATGATAACAAAAAACACCTTAAATGAAATGAAAAATGCAGATTTGCAAACTTGTAATAAAAGTGAATTAGTAGATATTAGAGATGTCAAGATTGACACTAGCAAAAGTCAGATTGAACGCCTTATATCCTTTATTGACGCCATTAAAAACCCTTATCTTTTTAAGGTGGGTGATGTGGCTGTTAAGGTCAAATTTGCTGATAATGAGCAGTCTTTCCAGAAGAAAATGGAAAACATAATTACAATAAAAATGGCTTTATAATAAAAAATTTGCAAAAATACTGTATATTTTTGAGATGATGTGTTATAATAATATCGTATTAGATATTCGTAGCATATCATCTCAATTTTTTTTAAGAGGAGATATGTTATGAGTTTTTGTGAAAATTTAACTCAAACCCAGCTTTCCTCAAATAATAAATTGTGGAGCGCTGGTCTTTATATACGTTTATCAAGGGAAGACGGTGATAAACTAGAAAGCGAAAGTGTAACATCACAAAGAGATATGTTACACAATTTTTTGTCGCAAAATCCTGATATAAACCTATATGATGTTTATATAGATGATGGCTTTACTGGAACTAACTTTGACAGGCCTAATTTTATTAGAATGTTTGAAGATATAAAGGCTAATAAGGTAAATTGTGTTATCGTAAAGGACCTATCAAGATTAGGTAGAAACCATATTGATACTGGTAATTATGTTGAAATATTATTTCCGGTAATGAAAGTAAGATTTATTGCAATCAACGACCAAATTGACAGTTATTTGAGGCCACAATCTATAAATAATGTTGGTGTTGCTTTAAAAAACCTTATGAATGATGAGTATTGCCGAGATATTTCAATGAAAGTTAGAAGTGCTTTGACAATACGAAGGCAAAATGGAATGCACATAGGCTCATTTGCTGTTTATGGGTATTTGAAAGATCCAAACGACCACCACAAAATTATAATTGACGAATACGCAAGTGAAAATGTAAAAACTGCATTTAGAATGTTTTTAAATGGTGGAACTCTACGAGGAATTGCTGTTTATTTCAATGAAAATGGTATATTGACACCGTCAGAGTATAAAAGAAGTATTGGTTTGAATGATAGGCATTATTCTTCACACCCAAAGGCTGTTTGGGAATGTATGGGAATTAGAAGAATGCTAACAAATGAAATGTATATAGGTAATATGGTCCAAAAACAAATGGAAATTGTGAGCTATAAGGTTAACAAATGCAGAAAAATTGAAAACAACAAACGCATAATTGTTAAAGGCACTCATGAGCCAATTATTTCTGAAGAAGACTTTTATAAAGTGCAAGATTTATTAAAAAGAGATACTAGAATATCAACAACAGCAAAAGAACTTGATATTTTCTCTGGTTTTTGCAAGTGTGGGGATTGTAAACGTGGTATGAATAAAAAACATATTCATCAACCATATAAAGAATATTATTACTATATATGTTCAACATTTAAAAAGAGTGGTGTAAATGCTTGCACAAAACATGCTATTCAAACTCATATTGTAAAAGATGTTGTGTTGAGTGTTATCCAACAATATGTAAATTATGCTGTAAATATGAATTCACTAATTGAATTTATCAATCAAAGCAAAGAAAAGAATGGTCAGACTGAGAAATATGAAAAAGAACTAAAAATAAAATGTAAAGAAAGAGATAAAATCAGTAAATCTCTTGTTGATTTGTATCCAGACTTTAAAAATGGCTTATTAAATCAAAATATGTATATGATGTTTAAAGAGAAATACGAAAAAGAACTTGCCATTGTAAATGACAAAATAGATGAAATTGAAATACGAATAAATCAAATAAAAAGTGGTCTTACACAAGAAAATAGATTTATTGCAAACTTTATTAAATATCAAAACATTGATGAACTGACTAGGGATATGGTTGTAGAATTAGTAAATAACATTTATATCTATGAAGGTGGTAAAATTGAAGTTGAACTTAAATTCAGAGATGAATACGAAACAGCACTTGAATATATAGATATAAATAGAAAAATCTTTATTGCGGAACAACAATTCAAAAACGCAAAAATCGCTGTGGTGTAGGTGGAATATGGCAAGAAAAAGTAGATATGAAATACCACAGATTGAAAAAGAAGAGAATTTAACCTATTGGAAAGTTGGCATTTATCTTCGTTTATCAAGGGAAGACGGTGATAAATTAGAAAGTGAAAGCATTATTTCTCAAAGAGGTATGCTTACAAAATTTGTTCAAGAACATAGCGATATGTCAATTTATGATACTTATGTTGATGATGGTTATACTGGAACTAATTATGATAGACCAGCCTTTAAGAGAATGCTTAATGATATAAGTGAAAAGAGAATAAATTGTGTAGTTGTAAAAGACCTTTCTCGTTTTGGAAGAAATACGTCTGAAACTAGCAGATATATCCAAGTTGTTTTTCCTTTGTTAGATATAAGATTTATATCTTTATTAGACGATGTTGATAGTTATGAAAGGCCAGAATCTATAAATAATTTGGTCGTTCCTTTTAAAAACATTATGAACGAGGAATATGCGAGAGAAAATTCCAAAAAAGTAAAAACAGCATGTGATAGTTTAAGAAAAAAAGGTAATTTTTTGGGCGGTTTTGCTTGTTATGGATATATAAAAGATCCAAACGACCACCACAAATTATTAGTTGATAAAGAAGCTGCAGATAATGTTAAAATGATATTTGATTTGTTTATAAATGGAATGTCAACATCACATATAGCAAGAAAACTGAATGATTTGGGAATTTTAAGTCCAAGTATGTATAAAAAATCAAAAGGCTCTAAATATTACAATCCAAGTCAAAAAGGTGATTGCCTTTGGGCAGGGCCTTCAATAAAAACAATACTATCAAGTGAAGCATATATCGGTAGTGTTGTTCAAGGAATAAGACAAAAGGTAAGTTATAAAAGCAAACAATTTATAAATATTCCAAAAGAAAATCAAATTATAGTTCCTAATATGCACGAGGCAATCATTTCAAAAGAAATCTTTGAATTGGCACAAGAAAAATTAAATGAACGTTCTAAAAATAGACCTAATTTTGATAAAAATAAAAACAGAGCAGTTAGAATATTGGGTGGTCTTGTTTGTTGTGGGGATTGTAATCATAATATGAGAGTGTCAATTGCAAGTAGTGTTAATTTGAAAGGATATTATTACTTTTATTGTCCTACATACAAACAATCAAGCAAAGTATGTAGTAAACACTCTACACGAAATGACATTTTGGAAGGTGTAGTGTTTGAGGTTTTAAGAAAATATGTTGAACTTGCAGTTGATGTTGACGGAGTTATTAAGAAGTTAGATAAACAAAAGCCAGAAACAATAAAAAATACTAATCAAATACTTAAAGAAAAGAAAATTAAAGAAAGACAATCATTAAATCAAGCATTAAGTATGCTATATATGGAATACAAAAATGAGCAAATAGACCATGATAAATATATCAATGATAAGAATGATATAGAAAACAAAATCTCTCATTTGGATAGTGTAATATTAACTCTTTCGCAAACAATAAATAATAATGTGGTAGATACACATAATAATTTTGTTAGCACATTCAAAAAATATAAGAACTTTACATCTTTGACAAGGGAAATGGCCCTTGAGCTAATCAAGAAGATAAAAATATATGATGATAAGAGAATTGAAGTTGAACTCAATTTTCAAGACGAATTTGAAATTGCTATCAAGTATTTGGAAAGTGAATTGCGATAACATATAAGCCTAAAAACTTATAAAAATCGCAATTTCACACCAAAGTTTGCGAAAAGTTAAAAAAATTTTGACTTTTTTATGGTCCATAGTTGACAATGGCACCGGCAGCTTGTGACACAATCCGCACACATTTAACTAATATGAACAGAAAAAGTAATGATTATGACTTTATTGCTACCGGAGATTTAGGTAAACTAGGAAGCGAAGTTTTAATTGATTTAGCAGAAAATGACGGATTTATATTAGGACGAAACTATGCTGATTGTGGTTGCATGATATACGACAAAACAGAAAGAGTTTTTATGGGAGGAAGCGGAGCCGGTTGCAGTGCTAGTGTCTTAAATTCTTATATCTTAACAAAAATGCTTAGTGGAGATTATAAAAGAGTGTTACTAGTTTCTACTGGCGCTCTTATGAGTACAACAACGTCACAACAAGGAGATACTATCGCATGCATTGCTCATGCTGTCGAATTAGAATTGGTGGCGGATGCGAGGTAAAAATGTTTAATATTTTCAGTTATATAATTTCTTTCTTGGTTGGAGGTTTCATTTGCTTTTTAGCGCAAATTCTTGTTATAAAAAC